ATAGAGTATTCGGAAGCCGGACCGGGTATGTTGTCTGCTCAAGTATCTCGCCGTAAAGGTCCGTCCGATAGAGTATATGGTCGAACTCGTAATCGCTATCGAGCCCGTCCGTCGAGGTCCTCCCGATCAATACGGTCCCGTTATCGAGGACCCCGGAATCGGACGTTACGCGCTCCGTCGTCAAGGTCTGGAGTATCGACGGCGGCGCGTCGGCGGAATTGTCTTTTATTATTTCGACTTTTACCTGATTCGGCGCCTTATTATAAAACCGTTTAAGCCGGAGCCCCTCGAGGACAAGGTAAGCTAAACCCCGATACGCCGAAACATTGCCGGCGCCCTCGTAAGACTCGATCATCGAGTCCGGCGTCTGTGTTTCGGTCCCCTTGTATATGGTCAATCGGTCGTAAAATTTCGACTTAGCGGTAAAACTGAGCGCCTCCGCCGTACTCCGACCGTCGTATATTAATATGCCGTTTAACCAAATCCGGCCGACGCCCTCGATCGGTCCCTCGCATAGACAATATGCGACGTCGAGCGAATATTTATACGTCGTAACCTCCGTCCCGCTGGAGAATAATCCGCCGCCCTCTTTCTTTTTGTTTTTGTCCTCGAGTAATCCCGAATTGAATAGCATGACCGACGGAACCGGCATCGTTCCGTATACCCGCGGGATCGGGTCCCCGTAACTGGCGCCGGTCGTCGTCAGGTCCGTTACGCGTCCGACCTCGATCGGCGTTTTTTCCTCGAATCCAGCCCCGAGACCGGCGCCGACCGAAAACCCGATCGCGGCGCCCTGCGGACCGGCGATAAAGTAACCGGCGACCGCGCCGATCAGACCGCCGACGAGAGTTTTAACGCCTTCGGCCATTATTTAACCTTCGGGACCTCGTTCGCCTTGTCGAGCCCTGGCACGTAATCCTCCGCGCGGCGGTTATACGTATTGCGATACGTGTCGCGGCATGTCGGGAGGTCCTTTAAACAACCCGCCGTGATATCGAAAAAATCAAACACTGAGACGTCATACGGAAACGGGAGGAAAAACTCGAGGATATTGCCGGTCGCCGTGAACGATTTAACCTCGCGCGATACGCCCGCGTTTAAGCCGGAGGTAAAAGTAACGACCCCATGCTCCCAAAAGCCGTCCGGCTGAACTGATAAAGACCCGGACGCAAATATCGCGCGACTAGTAATCGGCGACGTCGCGATCGCGCCTTTCAAATGCCACGCGAGGACCGTCTCCCATTCGACGCCGTCGGCCTCGACCGTCGTCCCGCCCGGTGTCGTATTCCACGTGGGCTCGCCTTCGGTATCGTTCGTCGTCCCGCCTATCGTGCATCGATAAAAATAGTTAAAGCCGGCTGTAGGTCGAACGAAGGACCCGACGCCGGCGTCGTATGCATCGACCGCCGTAACCGCCGTCGATGCGCTCCAGTCCGGCGGGTATTCCGGGACCTTACATTCGGCGTCGAATAATTCCGCGCGGCATCGCGGCGTTAAAACTTTTCCGACGGTCTGTTGTAACCGCTGGAATAACCCGCGGATCTCGAAATTAAAATCATTGTCGCCGGCTTGCTGGCGTCCGAGTGTCCCGGCGCGGAGTTTAATAATCCCGTCCGGTAACGATCGCGGATTTACTTTGAACTTTTCGACGGCGGCGTTATCGAGAAAACCGTTACGGACCGCGTCGAGTGTTATCCCGGAATCGACGAAATAACCGATTAAATCGACGTTATCGACGTTCATTTCGGACGTTGTCCGGATCGCCTGCGCGGTATATCCGCCAATAGATTTATACGTAACAAGGTCGACGACCAGGTCGACTTGCCAGTCGGTAAACCCGTATACCGTCCCGCCCGTGGTCGTAATCTTTACACAAGTGGCGAGCGCCATTGCCCCGGAATCGAGCGCGGCTTGTATCGCGGCCGGGACGTTTCGACTCATTCCGGAATGATCTCAATTAACGGGAGGTTAAAGGACATGATATTACAATTCGCGAAATTCGCGTCGAGCGATTGTTGATCGATCCGGACCGGGACGTCGAACTCGTAACCGGCCGTGACGCCCTGGCCTGTTGTCGGGACGTTACCCGTCGTAAACGAGACGATCCCGGTCCCCGTCGCGAGCGTCCAGTGTACGCCCTGTGTCTTTTGTACGCCGGCGACGCCGACCAGGACGGAACCGGAAACGGGTTTATTTATGGTCCGGGTATGCGATAGTGCGGCGCCGACCGGCTGATAAACTTTAACGAGCTGGTAATCCGCCTCGACCGAATCGCCCGTTCCGATCGTTACATCATCAAAAGCCGGCGTCGAATTCACGCCGACGGATTTATAATCGCCCGGGTCCTTTAACCGGAACCCGTGTTCCGGTCCTCCGAGTGCGAAAAAATAATCGAGTATCGTCTCGAAATCTTCGACCGTTTTAACCTGATTCACGTTATAGCGATGTAACGCAATATCCCGATTCGCCTTGCGGAACTCGCGACCCGATTGCACCCGATTAACGTCGACCGAAAACGCCGGTCCGCCGACGGTGTTGTATTGGAGATTATCCGGAAACCGCGGAGATTCTAGAAAACTCATCCGTTACGCCTCAAGTATTCGTTAATCGTCCGCCCGAGATCATAACCGACCTGCGACGCCGACTCGCGAGAAACGCCGCCGCCGGCCGTAACGTTTAACGTTAGATTCATCCCGCCGGCGCCGTTCGCGAGAACATTCCCGCCCCCTTGCTGCGGGACGAATACCTCCGGACCGCGCTCGCCGACGATAACAGGAACTCCGCCGCGGACCGGACCGCCGACGGCGCGCCCTAGGATCCCCGTTATCCCCGCGGCGATACCGGCCTCGCCGCCGAAAGCCGAAAGGATCTGAGACGCGGCGAGCTCCGCGGCCATGCGCCGGAGCGTATCGGTAAACCCTTTTACCATCCCCTCGAGGTCGGACGCGAACGGATCGAACAAAAAGTCGGCGAACGAATCTTGTATATTACGCGCGGCTTGTTTGCCGAATTCGTCGAGCGCGTCGGCGGATTCCTCGACCTTTTCTTTAACCTTGTCGACGCCGGCGTCGAGCCCCTCCTCGAGTTTAAATCGCCCTTCGGCGTACTCCTCGAACGATATCGCCGCACTCTCGAACGCGGCCTCGAGGTCGGCGAGCCCGCGCGTATATTCTTGTAACGGCGTCGGATCGATCCCGATCCCGTCTTTTAACGATTCGCGCGCGGCCTCGACGGCGCGGTTAAACGTCTCGAGGCTGATCCGGCCGCGATCGTAAAGTCCCTCGAGGTCGGCGACCTCCGCGTTATACGACTCGAGCGGCGTCCGCACGCCCTCCGTTATATCCTTCGCCCTGGCGAGCTCTTTATTCAATTCCGCGAGCGCCTTTTTCTGCTCTTTCGCGGATTCCGTTGTCCGCTTTAAAGAGTCGTCCATAAAGTCGGCGGCGTTAACGGTCTCGCCGATATTCGCGTTAAATTCGAGTAACGATTTTGATATGTCGTCGAACTCGTCCCGATACACGTTCGCCAGGTCGCGGAGATTGTTCGCGGCCTCCTCGTTTCCGAGCCCCTCTTGTACTTTGGCGGCGGTCTCGACCAGACCGATCCGGAGCGCGACGAGGAACCGATTCGCCTGCTTTATTGCCCGCGGGAGATTCGAGGCGAGGAAATTCGCGAGCCCGGTTAACGCCGGCCCGAATATTTCGATAATCTCTTTACCCGCGGCGGAGAACTGCGCGCGGATCCGTCCTATAGCGTCGACCGCCTCCGTCGCCTTATCGGCGACGCCTTGCTCGAGTGTCAGCCCGAGCCCGTCGGCCTCTCGACGGAGCTCGCGGACCGCCTCCGACCCGCCTTTCATCGTCCGCAATAACCGGACGCCCTCCGTATCGAACAATTTAAAAGCAAGCCGGAGTTTACTCGACTCGTCCTCGACCTGGTTAAACGCGTCGGCCAGGACCTCGAATTGCTGATCGAGTTCGAGTGTATTGAGTTTCTGAGCATCGACCCCGAGCTCCGCGAGCGCGTCTTTCGCGACGCCCGTCCCCTGCGCGGCCTCCGAGACGCGGCGCCCGAGTCGCTGGAGTCCGGTCGTCAGTGTATTAAATTCGACGCCGGTCTGTTGTGCGACGAATCGGTACTGGCTGAGCGCCTCCGTCGAAATATTAAGTTGATCGTTTAACTTATTTAAATCATCCGCGGCGCTGAATGCTGACTTCGAAAACGCCCCGAATATAACGCCGGCGGCGGCGCCGATCGCGGCGAATTGACCTTTTAGGGACCCGAGGTTTCGCCGGACCGAATTTAATCCGGCTTTGGTTTTATCCTCCGCCGTGACTCTATATCGTGCTGTCGGTCTCGCCATGTAATTTACTCCACGCAATCCAGAGCTGAAACTCCGCGACCGTCATATTCGATACGGTCGAGAGCGGCATCCGGAACATATACGCGACGTCCATTATCGAGCGAATCCGCGCGTCCCGTTTCAGTTTCCCGCGAGCTCCTCCATTACGTCGTCCGCGGATTGCTCGTCGTCGGCGAGGTCGTCCGGCGCGTTGATCTCGCGCGCGATCCTGGCAATTACCGCCGGCCCGTAATCCTCGACGCCGAATTTACGGAGCTCGTCGAGGTCGCCTTTTGTAAACGCCGGCGAACCGTCCTCGTTTTTTGCGCGGACCAGGATCGTCCGCGCGGCGACGCCGTAATCGCTGTCGTCCTCGTAAATGGCCTCGAGCTGCGCGAGCGTAATCGGGTATATAAATAATTCCATACCCCACTCCGGAACCGTAACGACGCGAGCCTCGCGCGCCTGGAATGCGGCCCGGACCTTATCACTAAATACTGACATAAATTACTCCGGTTTACGGGACGGTCGTCGTCGTCATTTCCCCGTTAACCGAAAAGCCGAAAACGTTCCCGGCGAGACCGTCCACGCCGCCGGAGCGGGAAACGGACGTAATTGTAGCCCCTTCGGCCGGTGTTGCATAGTAAGTCGAGCCGCTGGCGTCGCCGCCTGGATAGAGCTCGAGGACAATTTTATCGCCGACGACGAATTTCGTCTGGTTGCCAGTTGCGGCCGGCTCCCAATGCGCCGTGATTTGTCCGGTCGTTTGCTTTGCGCCGGCTTCAAATTTTTTCGTACACGTGCCGATTTTCGATGCGTCGATCTGCTCCGCGGATTCTTCATACTGCCACGCGGAGACCTCGTCGACCTCGCCGGCGGCGCCGGTCGTCGTTGTGGCCTTGTTCTTTACCTTTCCGAGACAACCCCGTTTTACACTCATGGTAATACCCTCCGTTACACTGCGATATCCGGCGCGCCTTCGGCCGTCCGGTAGAAAATATCATAAACCAGGTCGCCGACGAGGAGCGATTGATCGCCGTCCCCGTCGATAGCTGCGGAGACTGTACTCCGTTCGACGCCGACCGCGAGCCCGCCGAAATTCTGGTCCGTATACATGGCGACGTCGACCTCGCTCGCGATCGTATTTAATAAGGTTTCCTCGCCAGGTTTTACCGACGCCTGGACTCGAACGGCGAGCCGATTAAGCGGCGCGCACCCGCCCATTTTCGCGGAGTCGTAATCGGGCTCGTCCTCATTCCATAGGATATTTAAAGCCGGCGTAACGCCGTGAGGATAGGCGCGGCGCCTGAAACACTGATCGCCCGTCGTCGTTAATCCGGTTAACCGCGTAACAACGGCTGCGACTATCATTTCGCGAATATTCACTAATTCGACTCCTAATAATTCGACTGTAGCCTGGCCTGTAGAGGTCGGCTCGTTACCGATTCGAATATTTTGATTCGTCGAAAAATCCGCGGTAATAGGAAAACGATGCGTCCCGACCGTATTAAATATCTCCGAGGCGCCGGCTCCGAGATACGCCCGAAAATTGCAGTCGCCGAAATCAATCGATTTAATCTCGACGTTAACGTAATACGTAAAGCCGTCGAGCATTGGCCCGATATCCGGGTTAATGACATATGTTTCGATCGGACCTACGCCGACGAAATTAAGGTCCGGCGCGCTAAACGCGCTCCATTGATCCACCGGGTCCTCCGTGTCGTCGTCCCATGATGCGACCGCCGGCGTATGTAACATCATATCCGCCGTAAATTGTGCATTGTCTCGCCGTACCCGTTTGGCATCGGCTCGAGGACCTGGTATTGCTGTCCGCGGATTATCACGGTCGCGAGCTCCGCGAGCGCGTCCGTCGTTCGTGTACGTAAAACAGGACTCGAGGACCGGACGCCGACGTCGCCGCCGGCATCCGCTAGAAGATAACTATCTTCAAAAACCCCGAGGATATAACCGTCGAGCGTTTCGACCCTTTCACAAAAACCGAATTCCGGATCGTAAAGGTCCTCGAGATCGTCCTCGATATCCTGTAATAAAGTACTCATGCCGCGAGCTCGTTAGAAGGTGCAGAGCTTGATTTTTACGGCGGTGGCACCAGTCGCCGCCGCCTCGACCGCGAATCCGAGCGGGAGATTATTCGCACCCGTAACCGGCGTCGCGGTGGCGCCCGTGGTCGCGTAAGCCTTCTGACCTACGGCGAATGCAGTCGTCGCGCCGGCGGCTTTGGTAACGGTCGCGCCGCCCTCGACGGCCACGCCGACCAGGTCGCCGCCGGTCGCCGACTGTACATAAACGCCGGCGACCTCATCACCACGCCAGATCGCCCCGCCAGTGACGCCGCCAGTCGCGGCCGTTACTGTGATTACGTCCTCTTTACCTGTGTAATTGTCCATTTAAAAACCCTCCAAACGAATGAATGAAAAACGGCGGCGACTAATTAGGCGCCGGCATTCTTGAATAAACCGCGGAAATCGAGCGGAGATACGCCGCACTCGATCCGGGTTTTATACTCGATACCGTCGATCGTCCATCCGTCGCGGGACTCGAGAGTCGGCTCCTGCTGACCGTTGACGAATCCGACCTCGAGCGTATCGGTCGAATTCTGGTTCGCGGCGAGATACCAAGCCGTCGCGCTATCGGCGTCGAGGCGCGGATCGGCGACGACTTCAAAGGTACCCGCGAACGTATTCGGCGCATAAAACGAAGTCGTCGCGCCTTCGGCCGGATCCCTCTCCGACTGGCGGAGGATATTCGCGGTCGTCTCGAGTGCTACCGGGACAATCAAATAAGCCGGTCGAATATTCAGCCCGTGAGACGAATCCGACGGATCCGACTGGAGCGCCATCAGTTTACGACCCTCGTCGAGTGTCGTTGTCGACGGCGCGCCGGCGGTCCCGATATTCGTATGTGTTGCATCGAATAGCGCGGTCGAATCCTGATTCATGGTCGGATTGCTTGTCAGGACGTTGTAAACCAGGTCGCCGATCTTGCGAGCGGCGGCGCGGCCCATTGCCCGCGGAGCCCTCGAGAGTCCGTCGAGATCGTCCCCGAGTAACGCCTCGCGGTAGATTCCAAAAAGTCGGCCGTACTTTTTCGCCTTGATATATTCGACAAGGTCGGACATGGTCCCGGCCTTGTATTCGCCGCCCGCGGGAATTTCCTCGAGGTCGCCGAAATTCGACATATTTACCCGGTCCTGCTGTTTATAGTCGGGTAATGTTCCGGTCCTGGTCCATCGCTGCCACGTTTCATCCGTTTCATTGAAACCCATCAACAGCGATTTGCCGGCGGTATTGGCGAGGAGGTTTACGAAGTCCGACGGACCGTGTCCGACCAGGTCCCGGCGAGCCCCTGGCGCGAGGTCCGGACGGAGCGAATAGCCGACGACGTCGTATCGACTCATGCCGCGGGTATCAATACCGGAGCGGCGTAAAAACTCTCTCGCCATTTCCGGTATAGACATATACGCGAACTCGTTCGACTTCATTTCGGCGACGGCGTCGCGGCCGGCGATAATGCCGACTTTAAACTCGAGCGCGCGGTCGGCGCCCTCGAGGAACTTCTCGCCCTCCGTCTCGCCGGCCTGGACGGATCCGCCGACCGGCGCGCGGGTCCGGCCTTCGGTGTCGACTCCGGTCCGGCTGGCGGTCTGGTCGTCGCCCGGCTCTTTATTCATCATTTCGAAAATCGCCGCGCGAGTCTGATCGACCGTCGAGCCGGAGCGAATACATTCCGCCTTTAGCCCGTCATACGCCGGCCCCTTGAATCGGCACGCGTCGAATAAGTCGTTAATGCCGACCAGTCGTTCGCGCTCCTGAGCGGCGCCCAATACGACGCCCTCGCCCCTCGCGGTGGCGCGTGCATTTTCGAATTCGACGACGTTAACGCGCCCGTTATCGCCGCCAGTGTTGCCGGTCGGAGCCGGCGCGTTTTGGTCGTTCATGGTATTACCCTCCGTTGATTTACTTCGACCCACGCCGGACCCCGCATAATCGGCCGGCACTGAAACGATAGAAACCTCGAGCGGCGTCCATCGCGTTACAAATAATGTTTCATTCCCGTTCGAATCCTCCTCGATCCGATAATCGTCGATCGAGTAACGGATCGAGACGTCGTCGAGTACCCCCTCGTCGACCGCCCGTTCGAGGATATCGGCATCGGGTAACGTCCTGGAGAACTCGAGATCGCCCTCGAGCCGGTTTCGTTTCGAGAGCGCGACGCCAGTCGCGCGGCCGATCGGCCGGTCGACGTCATGATTAAATAACATCATTAGCCCGTTACCGCCGGCTCGCTCGAGGTTAATCGCCTCCGCGTTATGGACGAGTATCTCCGTCCCGTAATACCGCGATACCGGCTCGTCGGACGATAACGAGGCGCGGTATTTACCGCTGTCGTTTTTGGCCCGGCCGACGGGGAATGTCCGGTCGAATGTTTTCCCGCGGATCTCGTTTTCGTTAATCATGTGATATTCCCCTTAATAATAACGGCCGGAATAAACCAGGTTTGCTTATAACTATCATCGACCTGGAGCTCGATATACGCCTCGCCGACGGCTGTTATATCGGCCGTTTCCGTTTCCGGGATGACGAGCGCGACTTTTGACGTCGACCAGTCGGCGCCGGTTTCGCCGGAGGTCTGGTCGGAATCGCCCGATAACTTCGTTTCCCGATCGGGTCCGACAATCGCGGCGGTAACGGTGGCGGCGCCGTTTATTACGAAGGTCTCGCCGTCCTCCGGTTGCGCGTCCGTAAGTTTTACAAGTTGAACGATTCGCCTGACGGGATCCCCTGTAACGATTTCGATCGCCATAACCTAGATCCTCGCGGTAACGGTCTGGACGTCAATATCCGAGGATTCGGTCGTCGTCCGGATCCTGGCGGAAACGGTCCCGGCGGCGATCGCGGCGTCGACGGTCTCGAGCGGATCCGCCGGAATCGTCTCCGCGGCATACGAAGCGACGGAGACCGCGTCGAGCACGATCGCGGCGTCGCCGATAACCTCGACGGCGGTTTCGGCGGCGACGAGAAAGTCGTCGAGCGATATCGCGACGTCCGCGCGGACGGCGACGTCCGCATCCGCGGCGACCGTGGCATCGGCCAGGGTAAACGACGCGTCGGCGGTGGCGTCCGTGGTCGTAACGGCGGCGTCGGCGGCGACGGTGGCATCGGCCAGGGTAAACGCGGCGTCGGCGATAATGCCAGAGATCGCACTCGCGGCGCTGTCGACGGTAGCATCGGCCAGGGTAAACGCGGTGTCCGCCTGGACGGCGACGTCCGCATCCGCGGCGACCGTAGCATCGGCCAGGGTAAACGCCGTGTCCGCCTGGACGGCGACGTCCGCATCCGCGGCGACCGTGGCATCGGCCAGGGTAAACGC